GCTCCGTCAGAGTTACGACGAACCTCGACTACATCACCCGCATAGGAGTCACTAAGGTTACGCAGGGAGTAAGCCGCTGCTGCCTCAATGATAGGGCCGTCACGACCCGTAGCTGTAAGCTCACGTAGGTCAAGGGGCGGTGTAATCTGCTCGTTGACCCAGTTTGTTAGAACCGAAGTGCTAATGTCCTGAGCCGTAAAGTCCCGTTCGTTATTGTCGCTTTCACGTCGAACACGGACAACCGAAGGGCTGTCCGATCCTAGGTTGCGCAAACTATACGCAGCCGCAGCCCCTTCAGCAATCTGAAGAGGGCCTTCGCCTACTCTGTCTGTAATTGGAGTATGACCTAGGGAACCCTTTAGGCTAAGGTACATATTAGTACTTGTGGCAGATTACTAGACCGCTCGTTACAGCAACTTGGCTGAACTGACCGTAAAGAATTGTGCCTGCACCAATACCTACACCTACTAATACAGCCGAGGATTGGTCAACGTTATTAGCTGTAAGTAAGGAAAAGTTAGTATCAGTGACTAACTGGATTGCTCCATAGCGTTTACCTATTACGGAGTCCCCAGTGCCAAGTACTTCTGATCCAACTGAGGAAAATTCTAGTGCGTTATTTCGTGAGCTTGCCATAATATTATGTGTTGTTGTCTATCGAGCTTGTCGATTTACGTAAGTTGAGAACCGATTGTTTACGGTATTGTTGTTAGTGATTAAATCCACTCGCTCCAGCTCCAGTGCTAGGTACTTCTCACCAGTCTGCTCCTCGATAAGTGCCTTGTCAGTCTGTCCATCCATACGTAGGAAGTCAGCATAGGAGGTGTGAGCAATGAAGTGAAAGAACTCCGCTGGAACACTCTCGGTGCTATTCAAGTAATCCGATGAAGTCGTTAGGACTTCAAAGGGTTTCTTGTAAGTAACGAATACACCCGAGTCAGATGAGCTGACTACATTTAAGATGTGCGCCCCGATTGTATCCACGTAGAATTCGTATTCAACGGTGGAGTTGTTTAAGAACGGCTGGTTCCGGTGGATTCGAATGAACTCACCAATTGTGTCCTTACCTGCCTCAGCGTAAGTGACAGCTTGATCAGCACTAAGTACACGGGACTCTCCAGCTACTAAATAGCGTGGCCACATCTGACTAGTGTTATAAGCCTCAGAGAACCTACGGTTGATGAAGTTTGCTACATCATCCTGCTCGGTTGGTGCAAACGAACCAACCCCCGAAAGGGATTGGATCAACTTGTATAAATCGCCGTATGTTCTAGTCTGCATTATAATTTGTTCGGACTTAGGTCACTGAACTTGCGCTGGAAGTATTTTAGAAAATTAACGGAATGAACCTCTGCGTGACCGTACGCCTTGATAAGGCGAAAGTATTCACGGGGTGGCATAGATGCCACACACTTCCCAAGGGTGGGGTGCGTCTTTCCGATGTTTGCAGTAGCATCCCTACGAGCTAAGTCGTATCGATCTTTCTCGGTTGCTACTTCGTGGTCTAGGCTTGCCTTGACCTCAGCTCTGAGAGCTGCGTCAATATCCTCGTCGGATATGCCCGGCTGTTGGTTTACAATTTGCATAAATAAAAAAAAAGGAGAGGGGCTGGGATCGGACCAACCCCCCTCCAAATTGAATTAGCTTACGTCCTGGATCAAGCCGTGAGCCTGTGGGTGGTAAACACCGAGGGTCAGAGCGCAATCAACGAAACCACGTTCGCCGCCACCTTGGTTGGGTAGACGAGTTGAACCCATAGGGATCAGTTCGTGTACACCGTAGTACTCAGGATTGAGCAGGTAGCCACTGGAGTTAGCTGTAGTACCACCGAAGTTAGGCATACAGTCAGGGTTAGCGTTGACGATCGAAACGATACCGTGATCGCTTTGATACATTTCAACACTGAGCTTAATTGCTGCAACACCACCATCGTAGTTTACGTTACGGACGCTAGTTTCTGTAGAAACAGTTGACAAGCGAGCGAAGTCACTGATGACACGGCGGAGGCCAACGTCTGCAACAAGAACCAAGCCATTGGATACACCATTAACTTCGAAGATGCTCGAAATGATGTTGTTCAGTGCAGTCTCGCTGAAGTCATTTGCAGCGGACTCAGTAGTTGTGTAGATGCTAGAAGCAGGAGTTGTGAAGCCAGCAGGTACAGTTGTTGCGGCAGCAGCCGAATCAATGAAACCACCAAGACCAGTCATCTTATAAGGAGTAACGGTTCCGGCTGGTTGTTTGATATTAGCGGAGCAAAGAGTTGCTTCGATGTCACGCTTGAGTTCACGGATTGCTTTAGCTTCTGCTTGTGCAATTTTAGCTGGACCTACAGAATCAACAGCTTCCTGAAGATCGGATACACGATAGTCCCGGCGGAACTTTTGTGTGTAGTTGCCCATACGAGCGCGACCAGCGAATTGGTCAGTGAATGTACCGATGTCATCGCCTTCGATGATGCCAGCAGTGCTAGGTGTGTCAAGAGAATCTACTGTCCACTCTGTGTTAGTAGCTGATGCGCGTTGCTTTTGTGCAGATGAAAGGATCGGAGTTTCTTCGGGAGCCAAGATGGTAAGTACATCTGTAAGGTCTTCACGATTGGAAACAGCCGAACCGTTATTATCTACGTTATAGGTATTTGAGAATGCCATAATGTTATATAATTTGTGTTATCGGGTTTGTAATTGTTGTGTTCGGAATTTGATGAAATCGCTTTTATCGCCGCTGGTTTTATATTGTTGAGCTAGTTTCTGAATTGCTTTCGTTGGGATGTTCGATGATTTTTCAGTCGCTGCGGACACGGAGCCTACCTGCTTGGGTGGGTTCAATGTTGCCGATGCTGGCTTCTCAGCCTTGACTGGTGTCCGTCCCCACAAGCTATTTGCTGCGTGTGCCATTAAGTATGGCATCTGTGCGGACACATCCGGAGCAAGGGACTGTAACATCTCTCCCACTCGTTCATCCTGCATAATAGCATTGTATTGATGGCGAACATCATTGTCCTCACCGCTGAGCCAAGGAAGTTCTTCGACTGCCTTCGATTGGAAGGATTCAGCCAATTGCTTGCCTTGCTCTTTAGCTTGTACCGTTTTCAGTTGGGAGGGCAGGAACTTATCACGGGACTTACGGGAGTTCAATAAACTCTTGCGTACGTCAGCCTTGGTTAATTCCTGTCCATCAATTGTTACGACTACATCCTCGGGTGAATATCCGTCTGCTTGAAACAACGTATCCTCTGCCCACTCGATTACGGAATTTACTTCCTCGGCCTTTTCCTGTAGGGCTTCAATTGTATTCAATGAAGCGAAAGGATTGTTAGCTACTGTTTCGGGTGCTTTGAGCGGATCTGGTGCTTGTTGCATCTTGGCTTCCAATAAGCTCACACGTTCTTCGGCTGCTTTCCGCTTTGCGGTAAGCTCACCAAATCGTGCAACTGCTCGACTGCCAAGTTTCTCGGATAGTTCACGAAGGTCTGCTTCGGACATATCATCTAGATCTAATTGTGAAAGAACATCTTCGGCTGGTGCTTCCGCTGGAGTTTCCCCCTGCTCTTCAACAACCTCTGCTTCAACTTCGGGGGCTTCCTCCTGAACTACTTCTTCCGTGGATTGCTCCTCGGTCGGCGTAGGCTCTGGTGTAGATCCCAAGCGTCTGGTAACGAAATCAGACGCTGTAATATTTGTATTTTCCACTGCTGTTTCTACGGACGCAGAGTTCTCCGTTGGTATTTCATCGGTCATATATTTTGTTGTTTCCACTCTTTAACGCCGAGCGAGGGCGATGTAAATATAGTAACATAGTACGCAACCCCACTTGAGCTAGTCAGTTTGCAGTGGGATTCCTTTAATCGAATTGAAATTGGACAGGTGCAGGATCTGATCGTAGCTTAGGATTCTTCCCGATAGCTGCTGGATCTTATCACTGTTTGCCTCGTGCAATTCTGATATTGTTTCCTCACGTAATTCACTGATTACCCGCAGGTATCTGATGAATGAGTCGTGAGTGAGTAGTGTGTTTAAATCGTCTTGTAGGTTCATATTATTTAATCCCTATTATTAATTTCGGATTGTAATTTACTTAAACGATCTTTAGCAGATGATCGCATTAAATTAACTGTACGGGGACCCCTGGACTTAATCTGCTTATACCATTCGCTGTCCACCATTTCATCCGCTGCCTTACTGTAGTCATCTGCCTCTAAGCCTTCACGCATTTTTTTGAATTTATTTAGTCTAGTAAGACCAAGGTTGAATGACATATCTACAATTGCCTTCTTCACATTTTCTGGTCGCTTGGCAAATCCTTTATCAAACTTTTGAGCATCGTTAAATGCCTGGGTCAAGCTGTAGTTGTACAGGGTTTTTATTTCATCATCGTCCAGCTCCTTACCCTTGAAGATTTCGTTAATGTCAATCCCCTCCTTCTTTAGGATCTTTCGATTACCTGCGTCCTCTAAGTTGAAACCTACTCCAATGGTTCGATGACCCTTACTGTCTTTGTAGACCTTGGGCTTAACTCCCTCATTGAGGGAAATCATTTTGTAGTAGTCCTGCGCTCGTAGTTCTTTAGCTCGGCGAATGCCTTGCTCCATCACTGATACATTACTGACTTTACCCTCCATAGCTTCCTCCTCCCGATGGTAATCCTTGTGTCTGTACTTCGCCGATTGATGCTGCCTCGGTTCCGTATAGTCCGTTCTGGGTTGCATTGACTTGCTGCTGTTGAGCAAACTGATACTGACCAGCATACTTCTGAAGACGAGCTGCAAAAGCTTCGTCCGACTGTAGTCGCCCTGAAATGTCCGGCTGGGATACATACTGTTGGATGATCTGAAGGGCAACTTGGCCGCCATTCGGGCGAGCTGGCATTTCCATACCGGAGTAAATCTTAGCCAAGTCATCCGTTACAAATTGAGTTACTTGTTCAGCAGCTACCTGTGCTGGCTGTAGAACAGTGTCCGCAAGTACTGGGTCAATTGCTTGAGCAGCGATATCAAGGAGTGAATCCACATTGATTCGACCATTGCGGTCGAGGGCAGTGAGTGCAGTGATCTGCTGGAGCTTCTGCTCCTGTGAGTTAGCATCTGAGTTTAGTACATCATAGCTAATCATAATGTCAAAGTTCTCATTGGGGTCACCCTTAGTGAAGGTCTGCGGGTCTGCATTACCAGTTACTCGGAAGAATACTTCATCCGGTCCAAAGCGTTGAAAGCACTTGAATGCCATAGCCATCACCTCAGCCGAGTGCGAAAGGAACTTGTCCACTAGGAACTGCTTGCGGATTTGGCTAATGGATGAAGTTTCATCCAGTCCAACCAGTCGGTCAGCTTGTTCCTCTAGTGTCTTCTCAATTTCGATTGAGCCAGTAGGGGGTGGTGGCGTAGGAGCAAAGTCCAAGTCGCCCTTGCGGCGATAAGGAATCATACGACCAGGACCCCAGTCCGTTGGTGCTTGACCTACGGGGTGCAGGATCGGAGGAAGTGTAGCTAGGCTATTGCGGTCAACTCGGGAGTCACGCTCTACCTTAACTTGGTTCTGAA